CGCTTTCATCCTCCACTGAGCCTGCAGGCTTGCCTCCTACCCACCTGTCTTCGGATATCTTCACCCCGAGCTTCCACAGGTCTCTGATGAGCTCCGGGTGCGACGTGAGGCCCATGTAGTCCATGAGCGCTATCGTCTTCTCCGAAAACACCTCTCTCATCGCCTTGCTGGCTATGGCAAGGTTCTCCTTGAGCCTTGCCCCGCCGTATTCGGGGTCGTTCTTGGCCTGCTCTTTCCACTTGTTGATCTCGTTGATGTAGGCTTCTGCGTCTTTTTTCTGCATCTCGATGTAAGCATCGGCCAATTTCTGGGCCTGCTCATTCGTGAGCCCGATGTCTTTGAAGACCGGGGTAAAGGTTTCGAGGGCCTTTTCGTCAACCTCAAAGCCCTCCGGAAGCTTTATTTCGTATTTCTCCGGCACTTCGGGTTTCTTGGCCTCTTCCTTTTCCCCTTCTTCGGGCTCCTCGCCCTCTTCGGGCTCTTCTTCGCTCTCTTTCAGCGCCTGCGTGAGTAGCCCTTCTTCTTCAACTTCCCCTTTATCTGCGCCCTCTCCCTGCTGGGGAACGGTGTTATCCGTTCCAGTTAAGAGGTTGTCGCCGTCCGGCATACCTTTTCTCTCCTTTTATCGTTTTTTTGACGCATTCCTGGCCTCGTCTCGGCCCTTGAATGCGTAAATCCCGTCCGTTGCTTCCTTCTGCATCACCACAAACATCTCCGGGCATGCCGCAATCAGGTCTCGCATCATCATAAGCCCCACGTTCCGCCGCCCTTCAAGGAAATATCCCATCGCATTGCCCGTAAAAGTGCTCCTGAAAACGCCCGTGTAGCTCAAATACCGCCACAGAAACCGCCTGAATTTGACGTCCTTCATCATTTCCCTGAAATCCGCAAGATCTAAGTCCCTGTTGGATGGGTTAATGTCATCTCCGTCCATCACGTAAGGCTCGAATATCCCTATCTTTGGCGGTTCCATTATCCTGTCGCTCCCGTCCCGAGCAGCGACTCTATGATGCTGCCCTCAGGCTTGATGTCGCTGGCGGTCTTTCCTGCCTCGGCGATCTGCTGGGCCTGCGCAATGGCCTGCTGCTGTGCCATCACCTGCGCCCGCTGCTGCCTTATGAAGTCCCTCGTCTTTTCGTCCTGCAGGATCTCTGGGTGAATGCCCATCATATCGCCGTAAACCGCCACTATCTTGTCGAAATTCACGTTGTCGAATGCGTCGGGCGAAGCCCCTACCTGTGCCTGCAATGCTGCCATACTCCCGACAAAGCTCATAAAGTGTTCTATTTTCTCCATTCCAGCCATCCTCTGGGCCTGCGCAAGCACGCTTATGTATTCTATGCGCAGCTCCTCGCCTTCAAGCTCTGGAGGAGGAGGCGGGGCAATCTCGGCCTCTATGATGAAATCGAAGGTGATATCGATTAGCGGGTCGAGGAGGTCGGAGTAAAGCTGTTCGAGCACCGGCCCGAGCATCAACATTTTTTCCTCGTGCCGTTCTATTACTTCCCTCGCCGTTACGTTCCTGCCCTGTAACGGTTCCTGGGCGAACATCAAGAACAGGTCGTTGAAGAAGCACCGCCCTATCCACTGCTGCAGGTCGTCAGTCCATGCCTTTATGCGCTCTGGGTGGAAATCCACGGTGAAAAGCGGGCCGAACCTGTCCACCGACGGGTCCTGAACGAAGTTAACTCCGCCCGGCAGTTGGTTCACTCCGATCACTTCAAGCGAAGGCGGAGCAACCAGCGGGGGGTCGATGCTCATATCGAGGGCCTTTATGGCCTTCTTCTGAAACTGCTGGTAAATCTGGATAAGACCAAGTGCAGTTTCACCAGGCCCCCAGCCCCACGGAGCACCCGGCACTATCGACCACCTCGGCGCAAGCACGGGGAATGTCCTATACATGCCGGTGCGCAAAAACTTTTGCCCCTCCTCGTTCCATTCCTCGTAGTAAACGCTCCTGTAGGGCATGGCCTCACCAAGAGGAGTGGTTACCTTCTCCTCTTCGTTGGGCTCAACAAAGTGAGACACGAGCACGTGCGTGTCCTCGTGGGTGTCAAGCAGGTTTCTAACGCGCTCAGAGCAGTTTTCCTTGCCGAACTGCCTCGCCACGGCATGGGCAGGCAGCCAGAACTTGCGCCCGAATGAGTCCACACGCAAGTCGTGGCCGAGCCCTATCACGTATTCGCCTATCGTGAGCGGCCTGAGGCGGATCACCCGCTCGTAGTCCCTCTCGGCAACCACGGCGGCCGTGCCGTAAGGTAGCTCACGGTAGACGTGGTGCAGGCCCTGGTAGACGTTCGACTGAGAAAATATGGCATATATGATGTCCTCGATGCTTTTGAGCCACTGCTTTGCCATGCTTGAGAGCATTCCAGACGGCCTCTTGATCCCAAGCTGAAACCACGGCCTTGCTGGAGACGTGAGGCCGCCCTGCAAGCCTGCAGCCATGATGTCAACGGCGTAAGTCGGGGCAGGGTGGTAGATGTTGGACACGTTCCGCCTCGCATCATAAGGCTTTTCCTCGTCGTAGAGGCCATTCCAGGGGAGCAGGTAGGACGTGATGTCCTTCCACCAGGGCACCATGGGCTGCCTGAGTTGGTCCAGGTCTCTGTATCTCCTCTTAACTTTCTTGAGTAACGCCTCGTTAGAAGGCATTAAGCCTCAGCTCACTCTCCCATTTTGCCTTTGGTGCCCGCCTGCATGGTGCTCGACGTGCCCGTCAGGCCCCCTGCAACGGTCTGCTGGCGCCCATATGCGCCCATCCTCCTGCGCCTCTCCCTCTCCATGGCGAGTTGCGCGCTCCTGTCCTCCTGAGGCGGCTCTGGAGCCACAGGTATTGGCTCTGGCGCTTTAGGTATTTTAGGCTTACTAAACAATCCACCCAATTCGTTGCCCTCCCTTTACCATTGATATGACTTACCGAACTCTCTTTTCTCGTATTTCGATATCCTGAACGGGTCGTATTCGTCGTAGTTGGAAAAATACTTGTCCCTGTCGAAATACGGCGCCCTGTTCTTGGCCATGGCCCCTTTTTTGTACACGGGAGCGGCAAAAGTTAAGGCCAAAGCGTCTGCTATGTCGGGGCTCCGCCCTCCGCGTTCCTTTATCTTGTCTTTGGGCTCCAAAACCATCCTATTCTGGGCGTCTATCCTGTAAGTGGGAGCTATGAGGTCAGTTTTTAAGTCTGGAATGTTGGGCAAATACCCCCCTGCCTCGATCCACTCCCTGCATTTGTCCCACATTTCCGTCCTCTTGTTGGCGTATCTGTTGGGATCTATGGCCTTCCCGCCGAAATTCACCTCTATCACAACGAACCCCAACTGCCTTAACCTGTCTATCACGCCCTCGCCGCGCCCGGCATCAACAAAAACTGCGTCGGGCTTGTGCTCTTGTATCTGAACTGCCACCCTTGAGGCGAAAGTCATGTTGTCTACTTTGTCAAAAACCAGAGGATCGTAGCACATAAGCCCTTCCCTTACGATGATCACGCTCCTGTCGTCGCCGTATCTCGCCACGTCAACGCCCATTATCACAGGCGCACCCGCCACGTCTGCCTTCGTGAGCCTCCTCGAGCACGCCTCGGTAACCATGTCTATCGTGATGAGCGTGTTGTCGCTCGATGCGGAGAAGTCGCACAGGTATTCTTGACGGAAAGCCGTGTCGCTCATGGTGTTTTTTAACATCTCAAGCTCTTCCTCAGACACGATCTTCGTCTCGTCCACCCTGTAGAGCGCCGCATACCAGCCGTTTGACACCTGTGCCTTCTGGTAGAGCTCGTAAAACAGGTTCATCCCCTTGGGCGTGCCTATGAAAATGGCCCACCCGCTCCTGTCCGTGAGCGTGGGCCTCACTATCTCGTCCCAGACTTCAGGCTTCATCTGGGCCACCTCGTCCATCACGACGCCGTCAAGATACATACCCCTTATGGCATCCGGGTTATCGGCCCCAAGTAACATTATCCTCGAGCCGTTTAGCAGGTCTATGGTGAGCTCCGATTCCGATATCTTGGTGCCAGGAATGGGCCTCGTGTAGCGCTTAAAGTAGTCCCACGTGTTTCGCTTGGCCTGTTTGAGCAGGGGAGCTATGTAGGCATAGCGGGCGTCCTTCTTCTTGGACTCGAGGGCCATCTTGATCATCTGGTTAACG